TGGCACACCTAATTTTTTAGCGATTGCTACCTGTGAAGATGTGAGTTTCACAGTCTTGCGACCTGGTCTTACGCTTCTTCTAGCTGAAGCCACCGTCTGAACGGGTTCGGTCGTTTCATTTGTATTAGTTTTAGCAAATTTATGCGGAAAGTCAACACGGATTCTTTTATCCACTTCTGCATAATATTCATCAGAATTAGGGTCAAAACCTTCTTTGTCCACTAAATCCTTATGAATTTCGAACGCTGTATATGTCATAGCTCTATCTTGTCCAAACCATGAATTTTTAGAAGCCCAACCCTCAGCTTTAGGATCACTAGGTTCTGGCATTTGTGTTCTAGGCTGTTCCGGAACTCTTACATCTGCAGGTTTAGAAACTTCTGTTTCTCTAGCAGATTTAGTTTGTTCTAATTTAGCGTTTTCAAATGCAAGTGTAGCAATTCTTTTGTTAGCTGCAACTTGTGCTTCAGCATCACCAGCTTGAATAGCTGCAGCAAGTTCTTTTTGTGCTGCCTCTAAACCAGTGTTGATACTTGTTTCAAACTTTTTGATATAGTCAGCATCAGTTTTTTCAAAACGTTTTTCTATTGCTTGACGTTTTTCTTCAACTGATTTTGCATATTCAGTAGCTGCATCTCTTTGCCTTTCAGCTTCACGCATTTTACGTGTAAGTTTTGCAATCCTAGACTGAACACCTTTACTATAATCTTCAAGTTGTTCATCTTGTTTTTTTGGTTCTTCTTTTACTGGTTCTTGTTCCGTTGTTTGTGCTTCTTCTTTCGGGGCTGCTTCTTCTTGTTTCGGCGCTTCGGTTTCTACAACCGACTCGTCTTTTTGTTCTTCTAGATTAATCTCAGCACCTTCGCCGGATGTATCTAGATCTACCATTTTATCTTCTTTTGGCATAGTTCCTCCTATGATTAGTATTCATGCAAGATATCCTCAGGATTCTTGATGGTTGCTAAAACTTCGTCGTCGTTTAGCAGACGTATTTCCCCACCTTCAATTTTTATTCTTGAGCCAGCATAACGGGCAAACATTACCCATTCCCCTTCCTTGCACCAAGGACCATCAGGATATCTTTCCTTGTCCTTGTAACAATCTGGACCCATTCTTAAAACTAAACCACATTGTGATCCTACTTGTTGTCTCTCCAAGGTTGACTCGGCAAGAACTATTCCGCCTTTTGTTTTCTCTTTCATTTTGAAAGGTAAAACTAGCAACCTCCAACCAGTTGGTTGTGGTAGTTTATTTGAATCTTCTTTTGTTAAATCTTTTTCTTTTTTGACTCCTACCAATTCTTTATTCGGTAGTTTTATTGTTGATGTCGATGACTGTTCCATGTTGCTCCTTATCGTCTAGCAGGTTAGAGAGTTCCTGTTTAGTTGCCTCTAGGGCTGTTATCTGTCCTATTATATAGTTATATTTTGTCATACTGTCAATACCTCCTGATGTGACAGCCAGTGACAATTCTTCTGTTCGTCTATTTATGTACTTAATTAGACGATTTATTGCGGTTTCTAATTGCATCTTTTCCTTTCTTAAATATAGCAGCGACTTTTGATTTACCCATAACTTTGGCGCGCTGTTCACCAACAGTTAGGATTTGGATTTTCCTCGCAAACGGCTTTGAAATCTTTTTAACTTTCGCAACAGTTTTCTGAGCGTCGGCTGGAGTCGCAAATTTAATGCTAATAGTATCTCTTGGATTTTCATCTGTGTATAACCTCCTGCCAGATCCTTTTGGTTTTTTTCCTGTCCCTATTTTGGGATCTCTGTTTTTTCTCATTTAACACTTCCATCTTCTGCGTGCCTGTCTAAGTCTTGAGTTTGGATCTTTTGCTGCTTTAGGAAATTTTTTCATTTGTCCTAGTGATCTTGCGCAGAATGATTTTCTACGTTTGGCAGCTTTTGATCCTGGCTTCACTTTTCCAGTCACAGCTGTTTTTAATTTAGAACCGGGATTTGCTCTTCTGTATGCAGCCACACCGGCTCTTGTCATGCCTGCACCTTTTTTCGTTGGACGAAAATTCTTTTTATTTCTTTTTGGCATTACGTCGCCACCTCTGGCTAAATGTGATCTCACACTAAACCTCCCATGCCCATGTTTTTTCTATTTGCGAATGTTCTTACGTTTGTAGGTTTTCCACCAACACCTTGTGCTTTACTTCTTTTCCTTGCAACGGCACTCCGCCTCTGAGAGTCTGTCATCCTTGCTGCTTTGGCAGCAGGCACGCACTTTGGATACTTTCGATTTGATCCACTTGCAGATTTTCTTCCACATTTATTGAAACCCCCACCTTTTTTCTTGGAGCCTATATCGACCCAATCTTGTTTGAACCATTCTTTTAGACCAGCCATTACCTAATCTCACAACCTCTGCCTTTTTTAGCAAGACCTCCACTTTTTAAAGTTATTCTACCACCCATAGCTTTACCTGCAGGTTTAGGTCCTTTAAAATCTTTTCTTCTTACACCAGACGGGTCTTTAATTTTACCTGCACAAATTTTGCTGGCGTATGCGTTCGCGTATGCACTGGGATATACTTTAAATTTTCTTTTGGCTGCTGCTTTACCTCTGGGACAAAGTTTAGTCATTATGACCTCGCTGTTTTTCTTGCTCTTTTAAAGTTAGCTGCTGTCGGTGCACCCTTTGCACCTTTCTTTCTCATCTTCTCACCTGAACCAGCTTTGATTCTAGCTTTTTTAGCTGCAATGTTTGCGTATAAACCTCTTCTTGGCATTATTTACTAGCTCCGCCTTTTCTAAACACGCCTCTACCTTTTAAGATATCAGCTCTAGTTACTTTACCATCGCCTGTTAAATCAGGAAATTTTGCTTTGCCACCTTTTTTCATACCAAGTTCTTTTTTTAATTGTTCTAATCTTTCTTTTTTCTTTTTAGGTAAAATTTTTTCTTTGATAGAATCTTCTTTACGTTTTTCATCTTCTTTTCCTTTACCTCTAAGTTTATTAATAGCACGTGTAACACCGCCCATAGCTTTGTAAGTTCTTTTCAATTCTTCATATCTTTTTTTACCTAGTCTACCGGTGTCTGTGTCGCCTCGAGCATAGAAGTCCATTGCTGACTTTTTACTACCTTTAATATTTAAACCTTCTTTAAATCTATCAGCTCTCATTCCACCACCTTTTACTGTCTCTTGAGCTGCATCCATAACAGCAATTCTTCCTTTAGCATCTGCCGAAAGTTCCTTTTTTTTAGATCCTTGACCCATTCTTCTTTGTCGGCCTGGTGATTGTGGTCTACCTACTTTTGGGCCTGGTGATTTAGGGGATTTTTTTCTTCTTTTTCTAGTAATACCACCAAGAGCTTTTTTATCTCTAACATGTCTGTGGTAAACAGAACCGCCAACTCTATCTGCTTGATTGGTATCAATCATTTTTTTAATTTCTTTGGAAGCTTTAACACCTTCTTTTCTTTTAGCTTTTGCTGCGTTTAACTTATCCATTCTCTCAATAGATTTTTTAGTTCTAACTATATTAGCTCTATCTTTTGCTGTTTTAGCATCTTTAAAACCAAATCTCTTATATTGAGATCTAATTTTTTTCATAGTAGTTTTGAGTTGTCTTGGTTGCGTTACAGTGGGTGCAACTTTACTCTTTTTTGAACCTTGTGTTAAAAATTTAAAAGCTCCTACAAATTTATTTGGCATTATTTTTTTCCTCCGTTTCTAAATATTTGTGTACCCTTTATACCAAAAATTGAGGCAACTACAAGTACCCATAAATTGGTGAACCATTTCGGAAGTTCGTGAAAATACTCAAAAAATAGCTTCACTTTCTCCATTGCAGTCGGATCGTCCGACATAACTGCCCACATTAACACCACGATGGGCGCTGAAATAATCACAAGAACGAATTCGTCCTTATAGTCGTTTTGTCTAGCTTCTAAAAGTTTGCCCTGGTAAGATTCCTCACCTCGAGCCATCTTTTCTGCGTGCATTAACTGTGCATCAGACATTGCCATCTTAGTTTTCTGTCTGTTAGAGTATATTTTACTCCCAGCCTGTAGAGCTATCTTTGCTAAACTGAACCAAGCCATGATTAGATAACGATAGCTGTTTTTCTTTTGTCCGCTCTCATTCTTTTTGTGCCTCTAACAGAAACTTGTTCTGGTTTTGCCAAAAGATTGAATGCACCATCAGCTGTAGTCTTAGATCTTGGGTCTACCTCTGTTTTTACTGGTGGAACGGGAACCATTTTTTGTTTTTTATAGTTCATCATCGTTTTTTTACTCCTATTTTATTACTCATCTACCTCTATTGCAGTTATACCTGGATTTCCGCTCTTTGCAAGACTTACTCCAGCTCTTAATTTAGCCAATTTTTCGTTTTGGTCTAATTTTTCGTCTGCAATATCCGCTGCTTGCATTAATTTTGCTCTATCAAGCTCATTTTTAGCTTGATCAGCGTCTTTTTTACGTTCATTTTCCATAGCACGTAGATCTACCTCTCTTGCTTTTAGTTTTAGAAGCGGATCAGAGTCAAATTGTGACGTAATTTTCTTTTCTTCTTCCATAAAGTCAGATGTCATCTCTGCAATCAACACAGATTTTCTAGATTCTATCCTTTGTGTAATAACTTGTAGCTCTTGTGCCGCTCTTGGGTCTACTGGAGCTGATTGTTGTAAAGCTTGAAGACGTATTAGTTCATCTCTAAACTCTAATTGTATCTGTTCTTGTGCCATTAAACTAATATGCTCTAAAATATTTTTTTGTATTGCACCCATAACAGCAGGATTGTTTCTAACAATGTTAGTTGCCATAAAATTTAAGTGTGAAGTTATATGTGCTCTGTGATCTTGACCAGGAAACGCTTGAAATTGTTTTCCTGTAAGAGCAGAAATGTGTTCCATACTCGGATCCATAGGTTGCACTGGTGCAGGTGGTGGTAATATTTGATCTATATTCTTTACACCGATAGCTTCGTACATACCTCTGTATGCAGAGTATAAATTATGTATCTGTGGGTTAGATGTAGCTAATTGTAATTGTGTTTGTGCTAATGTTATTCTCTGTGACATAGAAAATATATTAGGATCGGCCACAGGTAAGATATCTATTCTGTCATCAAAATCTAATTGTTTAATTAATCTTGCACCACCTACTACATCGTATGGATATTCTGGTGGTAGATAAGTTTGTATGATTTTAGATAATAATTTAAACTCGCCTCTCATTGAGTTGTATAATCTTTTGTGTATTGCAGACATAACTTTAGAACCTCTTTCAAGAAGAGCAATCGTTGTTCCAACAGCTGCGTTTTGTGTGCCTTCACCAGTTTGTAATTCTGATATGGCAGCGAATCTCTGACCTGCTTGAACCACAATACCCATTAATTGTAATAGAGTAGCTGATGGTTCTTTGTATGGTAGAGGATAGAAAGCATCTCTAAGACTGCCTCCTGGGGCATCTACGTCTTTAAATTCACCAGGTTGAATTGGTGATGCTTCATCTCTAACTCGCACCCCTCTTTGTTTAAAACCAGCAGGTAGGTT